GGACCTGAGCCATCTTCGCGTCGAACTGCGAGGTGTTCGCGGTGACGGCGACGTTGAGGGCGGTGACCTTAGCCACGGCGCACCGTCCTCGCGAGCTCGCGGGCGAGCGCCTGCGGGACCTGCACGTCGGCGATCCGCTGCGCCTTGTCGAGGTGCCGCTTGCCGAGCACCGTGTAGAGCGGGATCGCGCCGGAGCGGAGCCGCCTGCCGCCCCTGCCTGCGCCTGGTCCTCCCCGGATGCGGCGGTTCCGCTCGATGAAGCCGAACCGCCAGCCGGGGTAGAGCTCCGAGTACTGCCAGCGGGCGCTCGCGTGCCCCTTGGGGTTCTGCCCCTCGAGCACCCCGACGCCGCTCCAGACGGTGCCCGCGTAGACCTTCGTCTTGACCAAGAACGAGTCCTTCAGGTGCATGCGCGGCAGGATCGTCCGGTGCGGCGAGTAGAGCGCCCGCACGACCCCGAGCACCTTCCGCATCTCGCGGGCGAGCGCCCGGCGGGCGACCTTGTTGCGCACCTCGACCGGCAGCGCCCGAAAGCGCGCGTCCAGTGCCTCGAGGTCCACGCGGTACTGGATCACCGTCTGGCTCTCACCTTCGCGAGGAAGTCCTCGATCCGACGCGGCGGCTGCGGCGTCGGCGGTCGGTCAAGCTGCAGCCATGCCGACAGCTCCCACGCTGTCAGCCTCTCCGTCTCCTCCAGCGTCATGCCCAGCCTGCGGGCGAGGTGCATGAGCCAGCGCCTCGCCGGGGTGAGGAGGGGGTTGCATGAGCCGTCCCACCTCCTCCACGACGCGGGTCGCCGCCCAAGCTGGCATCCGCATCGCCTCCGCCTGCTCGTCCTCGCGGAACATCGGCGAGCCGTCCTCGTCGCACAGGAACCGCACCAGGTACCAGCCCACCTGCTTGCCCTCGCTCTCGACGGCGTCGAGCGCGGTCGGGATGCGCACCCACGCCCGCCCGAGCGGGGGCAACTCGAGCGGGCGGGGCGCGCGTTGATGTAGAAGCTCTCGCCTCATGCGGGGTTCGTGATGGTGAGCGCGCCGACCACCTGGGCGGAGATCGAGATCCTGCTCGCCTCGTCCACCGAGGCCGACAGGGACACGTTGGTCAGGATCGCGGTGCCCTCGACCTGCCCGTTGTCGAAGTCGATCTTGAAGGTGCGGGCGTTCCTGCCGAGGAAGTCGCCCGTCAGCGCCGAGTGGGCGGTGTGGGTGTAGTAGAGCTCGATCTGGAACGTCGCCTGGTACTTGCCGCTGATGAACTCGCGGTAGGCGAGCGAGGAGATGGTGGTCACGTCGATCGTGGCGCCGTCGAGGGTGACGGAGTTGATCGCCGCCAGGTCGCCGATCGCCACGGCGTTCCAGGTGAATGACGCGAGGTTTCCCGACTGGGCTGCCATGATCAGAGTCCCGTGTAGTGGATGCGGTACTGGGTCACGATCTCGTAGGGCAGGTCCTCCTCGCCCTCGCCGATGCCGGTGTCGGTCGGCGTCTGCTGCAGGTAGTGCAGGCTCTTGATGACCGTGCCGTCGTGGGTGCCGGTGGTGCCGTTCATCGCGCCGATCACCGCCGCGGCGAGGCTCTTCGCGCCCGCGTAGGTGGAGGCGATCGCGCTGATGGAGACCGTGGCGGAGGTCAATCCCACGGTGCCGCCGAGGCCGCGGAACGGCTCGAAGTCCTGCACCGAGTAGACGATCGCCGGCAGCGAGGTCCCCTGCAGCCGCTGGTGCGGCGAGATGCGGTCGCCGCAGATCGCGCCGACCGCCGCCGACGCCGCGAGGATCGAGTAGACGGCACCCTCGGCGCTCATGCGACCCTCACCGCGTCGATGAGCATCACGTCCTCCTCCTCGCGCTCGCGGACGAGACCCTGCACCTGCAGGCGGTCGCCTCGGTACTCGAGCTGCGAGGTGGCGTCGATGCCCGCGTTGGTGCCGGTGCGCCACCTGGTGCGGATCTGGTACTGGGTCCGCATCGCGGCGCCGTCGCCGTAGGAGGTCTCCGCCGCGGAGATCGCCCGGACCTCGGCGTAGATCGTGGGTCCGATCGTGAGCGTCTGCGACCGCTGCCCGTAGGCGTCCACCGCCGTCGAGGCGGTGTAGACCGTCACCCGGTGCCTGAGCTGCCCGGCGGAGATGACGCTCACTCCGTGCTCCTCTCATCGAGCGTCGGCACGGCGTAGGCGTCGATGACCGCCCTCACGCCGAACGGCACCTGCACCAGGTTGAGCATCGAGACCGTCTCGGGGTTCATGTAGTAGGTGCCGGCCAGCCTGATGACCGCGAGCTGCAGGTCCTTCGGGACCGCGCCAGCGGCGTAGCCCGCCGACCAGGTGATGGTCACCCGAGGGGTGTCCTCATGCAGGTCGGGCAGGTCCTCGTAGAACCGCACGCGGGCGAGCGCCGCGTCGATCATCAGCTCGTAGCTCGAGCTCGGCAGCGACGTGGTCGCGCCCGCCTTGTCCTTGTAGGTGATCGAGGTGAGCGAGCCGAATGGCGGGTGCTCGAGCGTCACCTCATGCTCGGGCCATCCACGCAGCACGATCGACTTCGCGGTGGGCGTCAGGAAGCGGCGGGTGTGCCGCTCGATGAACTGCTGCGCCGCGTCGAGGTAGAACGAAAGGACGGCATCGTCCTCCGAGAAGTCCACTCGGAGGATCGACTTGGCGAGGTTGAGGGGAACGACTGCCATGTGGAAGGAAGCTCCCCGCCGGCGCTGGGGTGCTGACCGGCGGGGAGCCTTCCGGGGTGCTTACGCCATCTGGAGCATCATGAAGGCATCGTCGTTGAGGCGCACCGCGTCGGTGCGCTTCACGACGGTCATTTCGACCTGCCAGTGGGACGCGCGGGAGTAGGGGTTGACGAGGATCTCGGTGGGACCGCGGTCGAAGATCTCGTAGTAGGAGAAGTTGCCGTATACCGCGACGTACTTCGCGGTCGCGACGGCATCGACGTACTCCGAGATGTAGTACGGCACGCCCATGATGGTGCCGGGAGCGCCGCCCGCGAGGAGCGTGTTCACGTCGGACGCGAGCCAGATGTAGTTGTTGTTCGCGTCCTTGATCTTCCGCATCATCTTGACCACCTCGTCGGAGGTGAGGATCACGGCGCCGCGGCGGTACGCGACCGGCAGCTTGTAGATCCAGTCGATCACGGTGTCGGCGCTGGTGATCGCGGTGGTCTGGCCCGTCGCGACCTGCTTCTGGCCTGCCGCGATGAGACCCTGGATCACGCCCTGCGGCTGGTTTGAGTCGGTGCCGTCCCAGAAGTGCTCGTCCTGCAGCCTGCTGATCGCGAGCGCGGCGCGGTCGATGACGTACGACTCCAGGTTGATCGCGGAGTCGTCGAGGAGCTCGCGGGACGCCTGCACGCGGACGGCGTACTTCCAGGCGTCGATGGTCTTCTGGCCGAACGTCGGGTCGGACGCCGTGATCTCGGAGCCCTCGCCGATGATCGCCGCGGTGGGCAGGTCGCCCTCGAGCGGGATCTTGCGGTCATCCGGCGTGGTGCGGGTGACCGCGAGGCCGCGGACCACGCTCGCCTGCCGCATCTTCTCCACGATCCGCGCCTCGGTCACCTCCGGCACGGTGTAGCCCGCGAACGGCGAGCTGGTGCTGGTGCTCAGGGCGCGGACCTCGCTCCCGTCGCCGGAGCGGAGGTAGTTGAGGAACGCCTCGCGGTACTCCTCGTTCCCGTTGGTCGCCTTCGACGCGGCGCGGGAGGCGGCGATCACGGTGGTGACCGGCGTCTCCAGCATCTTCATCGCGGCGTCGAGCTGGTTCTGCCGGTCGAGCTGCCGCAGCTGGGCGCCGATGGCGTCCGCGTCGGCCATCAGGCGGTCGAAGCTCTGCTCCTGCTCGGAGCCCATCGAGCGCGACTCGGCGCCAGCGGCGTCGAGGATCTTCTGTGCCTCGAGGATGAGGCTGGCGCGCTTCTCGAGAAGCGCCTTCCGGGTGTTCATTGCAGACTCCGTGCTGCCAGCGCAAGGCGCCGGCGGTGAAATGCGAGGCTCCGCAACGTGCGGAGCTGGCTGTTGGTCTGTGGGTAGGCGGCCTCGGGGACCACGCTGATCTCCGCGAGGTCCACC